AAGATTTGATAGGAGTACCTGATGAAAAATTGGCAAAGTTTGAACCATGTGTTAATAATTTCTCATTTGTGTCACCATATTGGAATCCATTTACTGCAATTAGATGGTTAGCTTCAAAAGCAATACCTGTCTCAAAAGGTAGTGGTAAAGCATCAACTGCAGGATATGCTTTTTACGAGACAAGAGCTGGATATAATTTTGTATCCTATGATTACTTTGCTAAACAGACTCCTGTTACACGTATGGTTGTTGGTCATGAAGGTGGAGAGTTAGAAGATGAAGAGGACACAGGAATTACTAGTATTGATAGTGTAACCATAGAAAGTTCAGTTGATTTATTAAAGGGTTTGAATTTAGGTTCATACTCTAGTAATGTGATGACACTAGATATAAAGGACATGAAATACGAAGAGTATCCTTTTAACATCAATAAATATTATCAAGATGTTCAGACTTTAAACGCGGGTGCTACCCCAGAATTTTATAAAGGATTTGATAACAACTTGACATTCACAAGAATTATGTCTAAGGTATCAGACTCTGCATTGTTTACAGAAGGTACATACACACAAGGATTTACAAAGCAACTTTCACAATCCAGTTTAAGAGAAAAATTATTTTACAGCAAAAAAGTTATAGTAGAATTAGTATCAGATTATTCATTAGAGATAGGTGAAGTTGTGCAGTTAGATATTTACAAAGGTGGTAGAGACAGAGAGCAAGACTTTGCAAATTCTGGTAAATATGTTATTGGTAAAGTTGAAAGAACATTCAAATCTAGTCAGGATAAAATGACTACTAGACTTACATTATTTACTGACTCAGACGGTCAAGAATCATGAACGAAAACATCGCTAATTTTATAGGTAAGGAGGGGTTCAACTGGTGGATTGGACAGGTAGAGAATGATGGTTCAAAATTTTGGAACGCTGAGTTAGAAGATGGCAATGGTGACTTTGACTATGGTGACTTTGATTGGACTAACAAAGTAAAAGTTAGAATTATAGGATATCACAGTCCTAATAGAAAAGAGTTACCTACGTATGATCTACCATGGGCTCAGGTATTGATGCCCCCAATATATTCACAACGTTCTGGTATAGGATCTATTCACCAGTTACAACTCAACAGTTGGGTTGTTGGTTTCTTCATGGATGGTGCATCAGCACAGATTCCTATCGTTATGGGAACTATAAGTGATGAGAACCCAGATAGTAGTTATGGAGTTGAGGGTGGTAAACCTCAAGGATTTGCACAAATAACAAGTGTTAATTATAAGAAAAAAGATCATGGTACACAAGGTAGTTCTGCAGCTAACACTGGTAGTACAATTCAGAAAAATGAAGAGACTGGTATAGATGAAGCACCAACTAACAATGAAGGACATAAGACTGAGGAAGGAGAAGAGACTACAAAGAACGAACGTGGTGCTGCAGAGGAGAAGAGTGAGAAACAGAAGATAGCAGATGAAAAGCAGAAAGTAACAGTTCAAGTTGGTAATGGTAAGTGTGGATCAGAAACTGCTACAAAACTAGAAGGTCCTCTTGCTGAGTTTATGAAGTTTGCTCGTGGCGTAGAAAAGAATGATATAGATCAGTTTATTAACAAGTTAGATGGTAGTGTCGTTGATCTTGACTATGAGATCAACATCATGTCACAACGCATACAAAAGAAACTTACAGGACTGACTGCTAATATCAAGGGCGTAGTCATGGAAGAGACTAATAAACTTGTGCAAGATGGACTTGCTAGTCTTAGTGTACCAGACCCAGAATTAGATGTTGCAGTTAGAGATCAGTTAAAGAATGTTGGAGATCTTGTTTCATGTTTATTCAAACAATTAATAGGCGAACTTGGTGACTTTATTAAAGGTATGTTGAAAGACCTAGTAGAGAATGTATTAGACACTGCACTATGTCTTGTTCAAAATATCCTTGGTGATATTATGAAAAAACTTATGGATAGTATTACGGGTGCATTAAGTATATTGAAAGGTATTACGGGTGCTATAAAAGGAGCAGCACAGAAAATACAAAACCTACTTAATAAGGTCGGTGAATTTCTAGATTTATTTTGTGATGGTGCTCTATCATGTGCTATTGGTGCATCTGTATTTGACACTGGTATTGGTGCAAAGGCAAAAGGAAACGATGCTACACAGAAACAGATAGATCAATATCCAGTCAAACCTCCTAACTCTGTATCAGTCGTTGGTAGTGGTAAACCTATTAATGGTTTTGTTCCTGCTGTGGATCGTAATGGAATCAAAAAGATATTTGATGTCAATAAGGGAACTTTAGTGGATCTTGATAGTGTAGCTGGTGTAGCAACTGGATTATCACTTAAAAACTTTGATACACGAGGACCTCTAGAGAAGTTTGAGGGTATCAATTTCTATGATTCTTCTGGTAATATAGCATCGTCAGCAGTCAATTGTTCCAACTCTATACTGAATAAAAAACCATGCTTCCCAGAAATGGTATGGGATAACTTACAGTCTACCAGTCCAGTAAAAGCATTACCTATTATAGATGATATAGGACAAATACTTGGCGTCTTAATGAATAAAAAAGGATCTAACGTAAACGCAGAAGCATCAGTCAGAGCACAATTTACATGTAATGAACCAGAGGGAGGTGGTGCTACATTTAAACCAAATATTATAAATGGCGTAGTAGATTCCGTAGAAGTCCTTACACCTGGCATAGGATATGGATTTGATCCAGCTGATACATTTTGTCCTAAAGAACAATATGGTGTATTGGTAGATAAAGCAGGACTTCAACAGCATCTAAATGATGGTGAGTATATAGAACAAGTAATTGCAGGTAATCCTGATGTATTACAAGTGGTTGATACGGACTATGATGAAGATCATATATTGATTGCAACTATAGACCCATCATTCAACTCTAGTTTAACTGTTGGACTACAACTTAAAACTAAATCTGGGCATGAATTTACATTGAACTTTGATAATAAATTCCCAACACTTGTAATACCACAAGATGCAAAAGCATTATATGCAAAATGTGGTGACATTATTCCTAAAATTGATGATGTTACTATAACTAACGTTGGTAGAGACTATAAAGAACCAATTATAACAATTGGAACTGGCACGAAAAAAAGACAAATTGGAACTGCTATAACAGACTCACAGGGTAGATTAATTTCAGCAGACGTAACAGAATCAGTCTTAGGATTTATTAAACCTGTTATAGAAGATGGTGCAGTAGGAGGAACAGGAACTGGTGCACAGTTAAGTGTTGTATATACATACACAAGTCCTAGAGAGATCAGAGAGAATAATATCTTGCCACTCACACAATATATTGACTGTGTAGGTCATCCTATGATACAATCTGCTATAGAAGAAGAACAAGCTGGATTTACAGATACAGGATTTAATTTAGTGAACAGTCAGGACACATCAACCACAACAGATTCAACTTCTTCTAATACCACAACAACACCGACTGTCTCTGATCCTGTATCTACCCCAGTTAATCAGGATACAACACAACCAAGTGCACCATCCACTCCATCAACTCCTACACCACCATCAACACCACCCGCACAAAATAATCCACCACAACAAGGTGGTTATGGAGGTTACTAATGTCTGATATCACACCATTCTCAGGTGGAACTAACGAAGAAAACGATTCACCTAAAGTAAAAATAAAATATCCTTACAACTGGGTTCAATCAACATCTGCAGGGCATATGTTTGAGATGAACAATACGAAGGAAGGTGAATACATACGTTTACTCAATGCAAATGGTAATTTTCTTAACCTAGACGAGAAGAAAAACAACAATCTAGTTTCGTATAATGATACATATATTCTATCAGACCATAATCTCGTTATAAAAGTCGGTAAAGACGTAGAGAATGACCGTTTGGCACTACATGTCGTTGGTGATGTCAATATTTACGTTGAAGGTGATATGCATAGTGAAGTGGAAGGTGATAGATTTGATAGAGTGAATGGTAACTACCAGATGCAAGTCGGTGGTGTATGCACTATTCAGTCAGATGAGAACTTAGCAATACAGGCTAAGAATGAAATGAAATTAGAATCCAATGCCTACACAAACAAGACAACGTTCTTGGAAAATGATTTGAGTGAAGGCGGTTCTGTAAAAGAGAACGTAAAAGGTAATTATGAAGTTAAAATATTAAAAGAATCATCTACATTCTCTGTCAGCAGTGATGGAGACATCCGCACAAGAGCTGCAGGATGCAGATACGAAAAAGTTGATG